ATGCTTCAGCAGCAGTCTTGTCTTTTTTAGGCTTAGGTGTCTCTACCTTAGGTTTACCTTTATTTTTGTAAGCGTCCGCTACCTTCTTAGCGTTCTTCTTAAGAAGTTTGGTTAACAGTGCCATTACTTAACCCCTTTAAATTTTGTACCTTGAACAGCACAGCCACAGCCTCGGCAGTGACCTGCTTTACTTTTCTTACGAACTTCTCCGCCTTTAGCAAAGTTTGATACGTCGGCTTCAGGATTCTCCTTAGCCTTACGTTGTTGCTCTTTGCTGAAGTCACGAATAGAACGACCGATTGATTTACCGCTCTCAACGACAACGTCTTTTGAAAAACCGACAGGGTCATTCTTAAACGCTTCTTGTACGTCAGGATCGGTAACGATTGATTTGATGTCTTTGTAGTCATCGACCATTGGGACACGGCCTTGTGACACTTCATACGCACCGTATGCAAGTCCAGTAGGGCCAACACGCTTTGCTACAGCTTTAAGCGCACGTTTTCCCAAAGCGCCTGCCATCTTCTTGCGATAAGCACTCTTAGCCTTATCTACAGGAATCTTAGCTGCGTCTTTGCGCATGCTCTTCGCCGCGTCGCTGCGTGCTTCATCCACCATGGTAGTACGTCTTTTCTTACGCATTAATATCCACCTTGTGTACCTTTGTTTGCTTGATCCATTTTCTCAAGCGCGATGTTTGCACGCAGTTGCGCGATGTCTTCAGTAGTCTGGATACGTTCCCGTTGAACGGCACGGTCTGCATCCTGATCCTGCTTCTTGAGGGCGAGGCTCTGTTGGAACTCTCGTTCTTTACGCTCTAAGTCTTTCTCTTTCAGAGCTAGCTCTTGAGCACGTAGCATCACTAACGGATCGCCCTGTTGTTGCGGCGTCATTTGCTGCATCAACTCGTTGATCAACTGTGATGAAATCTGCGATGCACGAGCCAGTACCTGCTGCTCGTTCATCTGTGGTTGTTGTGGCTGTGGCGGCATACCTGCAAGCTGTGGCTGCATAGGTTGCTGCTGCTGTTGTTGCGCCTCTGCCATAGCCATAGCTTTAGCTTTCATACTGATATGCTGCAAGATGTTACCCATCAAGTTAGCCATGACCTGTGGCACTGCTTGCACAACCGGCGCGTTCAGCATAGACATGTGACCTGCGATGTGTGCGTCGTGGTCTTCTGCTTCGTGTGCCTGAATAGGTTGCCCCATCAGCGCCTTAGCGTTCTCAGCTGCGGGATCTGATGGTTGAGGCTGTGGCGGAGGGGGCAAGATGAGTTCTATGTTCTGCACGCCCAGTGCTTCATACATGCGACGGAACGCCTCATGCAGGTTGTGCATCTGTGGGTTAGTCTGTGCGAGCTGCAACTGGGCTTGTGCCAGTGTAACGCGCTGCGCCATAGAGAAGATGTTAGGGTCCGCTACAGGCAGTACATCGACTCTGTTATCGAAGTCTTGTGCCGCAATCTGTGGCTCTGCACCTTGGATTTCGTAAGGGTACGACTGCGTCGTTTCGCTGAAGATACGCGCCAGTATTTTGAACTCGTTCTTCTGTGCGTTATACAGGCGCTTGTGGATAGCCGACATAACTTTGGTGCCGCGCTCCATCATTGCCATGGTTGTACCCACAGCCGCTGTCTGGTCGCCTTCACCCACTTGCATATCTGCAATCGCTGCGAAGCGTTGACCTGCGCCAACTAAGAAACCAAGCAAGTTCTGTAAGGTCGGCGAAGGGTCTTTATAGGGTAACGGCATGATAGCGTCACGCATGTTACCGCCCGGTGCATCAATATCGCGGAACTCACCCGGTTGGAGTGGAACATCCGAGTCAGCTATACGAATACCGCGAGCTTTAAAGCCTGCCGGTAAGTTCGCAAATGTACCCGCATCTATCAACTGACGTAGCAAGGAGGTCGCTGCGCGTGATAGTCCGCCGATCATGTGTACCAAACCTAGACCGTAGAAGCCCAGACCCGGTAGGAATTTGTAATGTACGAAGTACGCGTTAGGCGTACGTTTAGTGTCACCTTCTTTCCAGTTACGACGGATAGCCAACACTTCGCCGCTGTTCTCTTCGATAGTGACTACGTACGGCAGCCCCACGCCGGTCTCTTCACCGTCAGCGTCTCTGTCTTCAAAGCCCGGTAGGTTTAGATACGTGTGGATCTCAAGTACGTTGTAGCCTTCGTCGTTGCTGCTCGGCTCTTGACCTGACAGTTTGTCGATAGCGTCCGATATTTCCCCGCGCTTGATCTGACCGGGGCTTAGCTCTACGTCTCGATAGAATCCATAGAACTGGCTCTCTGCCATCTCGTTCTCAGAGACAGCGAGCACGTGCGTCACCCGCTCAGCCGACGCAAGGTCAGTTGCGGTAAATGACACAACAAGGTTTTCAACAGGAACGAAGCGTGCAACTGCACGACCTTTCGCTTCATCGTAATAGACTTTCTTGAAGGTTGAACCTGCCAGTGGCAAATGGAACAACATCTGATCCATATCCGGATCATATTCGTCCATCGCGTGCACAATCTGATAGTTCATGTACTCTTTGACACGATCAGCTTGGGCGATGCGTTCGGGCGTACTCAATCCAACTACCTGAGTGCGGACTGGACCACCTGCCGGTAACAGCTCTTTATAAGCTTGTGCTTGGAACTGAGTTACCGCCTCCGCGAGTAGCGGGTGAGTAACACCCGATGCACCTTCGAACGGCTCAGTTCTCTCTTCGTAAGTGAAGCCTAGTAGGTCAAGACCGTTGATGTAGCTTTGCTCCCACTCTTCACGAGAGCTACGGTCCGACTCATACCCATTCATCAAATCGCCTGCGAGCTGCTCTAAGTCACGCTCGTCCATCACCGTCGCTAAGTTAGCGCCGTGATTCGCTATGGCAGCCGCCATGTCTTCATCGACTGATTGCTGTGGGTCTAAATCAAATGTCACACCGCCGTCTTCATCTTCGGTCATATAGTCCGGCAGCATGTTTTGCGGTACGTTTTCAAACAATGGGTTCTCGTCGAGGACCTCTGTCTGGCTAGGAACATCCTCGATCTCAATATCGATGATGTCATCTGTAATCTTATCAATTGCCATTAGTAGTAGGCCCTTCTTTCACGAACTTGATCCTCCCAATAATCTGAAGGATCTGATACAAAACCACCTTGTCTGAATCGTAGAATAGCTTGTGTAGTGGAGTCAACCAAGTCATCATGATCTCCGTGCGGAAAAGCCGCGCATTCTTCGATTACTTCATCCGCCCACCGAGTGTCCGGTGCCCAGATCTGACCTGACTCAAACAGCGGCGCACAGGCGTGTGCGCGTGTCACCTTGTCGTTACCCCGACTGGGGGTGAAGTTCGTGACCGGAATGCCCATGTTCCGAAGTTCGAAGGTCAGCGGCATACCCGATGCCTTCGCTTCGATCAAGACCATCTCAGGTTCCCAGTAATCATACTGCTCAAACGCCGCTTTCTTTAGCTCTGGGAAGTCCCATCGCCCTTTGACGCAGTCGAGCAGGATTAACGCCTGCGGACTGAACTCTCCGTTCGGTCTGAACACGCCCCATGTCGTTATGGCACTAAAGTCGGCAGTTTCTTTCTTGGAAAACGCCGTGTCATAACTCTGTAGGATGTACTCGATGTTGGGCATCCGGTCAGGATTCTCCCACACTTGCCACCATTCGCGTTTGAGTATGGAAGATGTGTCGGATGTGGGCTGTTGCAGCCACTGTGCGTTCCACTTCTGTGGTGCAAGCGACGCTTTTACGCCTTCAAGTTCCTCAAGCTTCCAGAATTCGGGCCATAGCGGCTTGCCGCTTGGCAAAATTGCGGGAAATTCGACCACTTCCCACTTGTCGGCGTGCGGATCTGCCGCCTGCGCCTTTAACACTTGTCCGGTTAGGTCCTTTGTTGACCAACGGGTCATCACCAAAACGATGATACCGCCCGGTTGGAGACGCTGACGTGGACCGGAGGTGTACCATTCCCACGTATTATCGAATGCGGTCTCGGATAAGGCGTCTTGCTCTGAGTGCGGGTCGTCAATAATCAGCAAATCTGCACCACGACCGGTGATTGCACCGCCGACACCGGCTGCGAAGTACTCGCCACCTGCGTCTGTCTCCCATCGACCGGCTGCCTGTGAGTCGGCACGCAGCCTTGTCTCTGGAAACACCTGTCGGTAATCGTTCGAATCAATCAGATTCTTCATCTTACGACCGAATCGGGTCGCCAACTCGCCGGTGTGCGTCGCTT